CTGCAAAAAGGAAGCTTAAAAAAACAAAGCAAAGCAATAATTGGAAAATATATTTTCTTGCATGCCCATTCAAAAAAACAAGCAGCAAAGGATAAAACATATAAAACTGCTCTTCGACCGACAGGCTCCACGTATGCAGTAATGGTTTAAGCTCGACGTCTGGGGAAAAGTATCCCGACTCCATAGAAAAAAAGAAATTCGATATAAAAACACACGTTGCAATTACGCTACGCCAAAAACTTCTCATATCATCAGGCAGAAGTGAATAATATGATAAAGGCATCACCACAACAATCATAAATAGGAGTGCAGGCAATATCCTTCTCGCCCTTCTCTCATAAAATTTTATGACACTAAATCCATCCCCATTAATCTGCTCAGAAATAATTCCAGTTATTAAATATCCGCTAATCACAAAGAAAATGTCAACTCCCACAAAACCACCTGAAAGCCACGACACTCCCGCGTGATAAAGTACTACCGAAACCACAGCTAATGCTCTTAATCCGTCAACTTCAGGACGATAACGCAAAATTACACCACCGTATCTTTTTTAAAAATTTAAAGCATTATAGTGAGATTTAGCCTAAATGGAAAACAGTAGCTGTCTATTTAATTGATTTTTATCTCTAAAAAATCCGCGTAGTTATGCGGAAGGCTGATCAGGCCATGTAATGTCTGGAGCAGCAGATGGATCAACCCGATTCAAAAGTACCCTGTATTTCTTCCATGCTGATAGCTTTCTGGCTTCTTCATCAGTAGACATGCCCTCATCTACCGCATCCTGTAGAGGGGTTATGATTGAGTCGGCTGCATTTCTCAACTCAGACTTTTTATATGTCGCAGTTTCAATTAATTCCTGATTGCTAGGCGCTGGGGCTTCTACCCAAACTGGCATCCCATCATCACCTGCCATCCTGCACTTGCCTGCCGGCACAAGCCCGGAATATTCACTGTAGATATCACTGCTTACCTCAATGGCGTCACTTGGCCAATCAGCATATAAATCTTTTACTGAGTTGAGCAGGAAGACATTTTGAGATGGGCTATATGAAACTTCGGTTGCGATTTCTTTAGTCATGGTTAATAACCTATTGCGATTACTGCAGCTGTACCGCCGCCGGTTGTTGGAGTTGCTGATCCACCGGTGAACACCCTCATATTGCCTCCAGTTGTGGTCACCGCGTTAAAAGAATAAAAGTTCGCCGTGGTACCGCCGTTATAGCAAGCAAGAACTGCAACACCACCGTTGGGGAATTTAAGGGGAAACGTGAATGCGGTATCAACAACGGTTGTGCTCGGAGTTATCCCAAACACCTGCACTATCATGCCGTTAGGGAATCGGTAGTAATTGTTCCCAGCGCCAACCGCAAAACTGGACATATCTGGAATTTGACCGAACCCTGTTCCGACATTCTTTTTCGATGCCGTCCCAAGTGATAAATTTGCCGTTAATGCTGAAGTAAAACTAGCCAGAAGCGTGGATAAATTGCCATTGTCCAGAGCATCTAATCCAGCAGCATTGATGAACTGGCCTAACATCGCAGCCATTGAGCTGCTCTGACGAATAGCTTTGTTAATTTGTGCAGAAGCAGCTTTACCCGATTGAAAACCTGTCACCAATGCAGTAAGCGCTTCATAATCCGCCTGGCTTGTTACGTTAGCCCCAGCGCCAATGCCGAATGCTTTGAAATTGTTGGTAGCCATTACAATGTTTTCTCCCAAGCGCCGTCATCAAAACCGGCGATGAATTCGTTATCCATATCGAAACCAAAAAAGCGAGTTCCGACTGATGGTGTTTCAATTGAAGGGGTTTGAATGTCGCCAGCCCATACGCCTGCTGCTTTTACTGTCAGATAACCCTGTTTAATCGCTGCAATTAATTCTAAAGAAACATCAGAAATATCTGTCTCAGGGAAAACCCATACTGAAATGGTCATGTCCTGATTGTCGACGATCTGCATTTTCAGGCCTGAACCTTCCAGCGCAGCCTCAAGGATTGGCGGCAGCGTATCGTCGCCGAGAATATCCAGTTGCGCACCAACTGCGCTGTCGATGTCAAAGGCAGTAACCAGCCCCTGAAGCGCAGTTGATGCATCGATAAGTGGCCGAGTTGAAAGGTCTACATGCGCGAAAAAGCGGGGTTTACCAGCATGATAGTTGGTGATCAGTTCGGTATATTTGCTCATGAAGTCACCGTCAGCGCTATGTTGGCTGTACTGCAGGACGCTGATTCGTTGAAGGCGATGACGATATTGGCCGGGGCCACAGTCCCGGAACTTTTACCTATTTGCAGAGACGCAATATCGTAATAGCGGGCATTACCACCACTAACTACGCCCAAATTCGCAGGGGAGTAAACCCTGCTTAGCAGGACGTCATCGCCGATAAGCAGCCCATTAATATAGTCAGCGATCGCCTGTTTGATTTGCTCTCCGATTTGCGTGGTATATCCGGTGAACACCTTCAGCGAAAGCGCGACAAAAATCGGCACGTCAGTGGAGCGATAAAAGCTTATGACGTGTGGATTATCGTATTTGTCCGGCACAGTCACTGCCTCGGATCGTTTGAGCAATATCCGTTGCGTCTCCACCATCGACGATACCGGCCATGAGCATGCGCAGACAATGGAGTATCTGGATTATCTGGAAAGCAAGCTCGGGCCTATTAAGAGAGTCAAGGCTGACTTCTCCCGCCAGATCGAAGGGAAGCGCAAGTTCGTCATCGATAAATGGCCTAAGTCTCTTACTGAAGAGCTCGGGTATAGCGATGAGGAAGCAGCAAGAATAATTCAGCGCGCATTGCGGGCGTTAAAACCCTCAGGTATCCCGTTCCTCGACATGTGCATCTGGAAAGGAACCTTCCCTTCTACTCGCCGTAAATTCTGTACTTTTGAGCTAAAGCAGATATCAATGCAGCAGCAGGTCGTGGATCCGATCGTCACATCTGGCAGGAAGGTCATCAGCTGGCAGGGTGTCAGAGCGCAGGAATCACCAAAGCGCGCACTGCTTCCGGAGTGGGAAGAGGGATTTGATTTGGGTCCTGGCGTGTCGCTTTACCGCCCCATCCTGAAGTGGACGCACGACGAGGTGTTTGCTCTGGCTAAGCGCCATGGAATCAAACCTAACCCTCTTTATCAGCAGGGATGCAGCCGGGTGGGATGCATGCCATGCGTGAACGTCAATAAGGCCGAGCTGGGTGAAATTTTTACCCGCTGGCCGGAAGAGATAAGCCGGGTAGCTGAGTGGGAAAGAATTGTTGCCCAGTGCTCGAAACGAGGCAACGCGGCGTTCTTCCCATCAACCATTGACCCTATGCGGGCAGAAAAGGATAGCACCAATGTTTCGCTCGAATCACACGGCATCGAAACTTACAGGGACTGGTCATTGACCACTTTCGGCGGGCGGCAGTTCGACATGCTCGGAGCTATGGATAACAAAACTGCTTGCAGCAGCGTATACATGGGGGTCTGTGAATAAACATATATAACTAATTATTATTTTTTAAGCCACCACTAAACCATGGCAGCCTAAAATAAAATCCGACAACTCAATAAACTATTTTGAATGCCTGTAATCCCCTGATGAATAAAACCCAAAAGCCAAATCCTTGACATTGTCAAAAACAAAGGACTGGTCATTTGTAAACAAAGCCAAGCCAGAAATATTATTTATAAATTCTTTAGTTTTATCCATAAATACCTTGGCAAAAAAAGGATGCTTTAATGCTTCAAACAATTCACAGTCAAACTCTTTCTTAGCCAGAACCGAGGCGCTTTGTAGCCTAGACTGCCACTTATTTAAATAGTCGTCACCTTCTTTATTTATTATTTCATCCTTAGGCAAAACTAATGCAGTACCATGTGCGACTGCG